GTTTACGGACCCTCGACCCTCCATTTTAAGTCCCGCCATAAGTTGTCTGGCCGCTTGCGGAGGTAGATGCTTAAGAATGGGACCAAGAAGTTGGAGAAGAGTAAGGGGGTTCATTTTCCACCTGTGATTATGCGGCCTTTAGCTGAGTTGAGGAGATCCTGCTTAAATTCTCCAAATTCAGGGTCGTCATTGTTGGACCATTTCTTGTTACGGATAGACATCGCGGCTTCTTCTTGTCCCTGCCCTTTAACCCAATCCGCAACTCTATGCTTCTCCTCAATAGCATCTCGTTCCATACGACGCTTGGCCTTGGCACGATCCCGGATCCCCTGCCTCATCGACTCCGCCATCTCTTGAGCAGGACGAAGACGATTCCTCATCCACTCTTGAGTAGGAGGGTGCCAGTTGGGGGGATTAGGGAACGCCTCCAACTCCATGAGGATTCCTACCCCGTCCTTCTTGGGGTGGTAGAGCCACTTCGCCAACACGAAGGTTTCCGCCTGCTTGTGGCGATAGACGAAGAGGTCGTCGATCCCACTGAAACGTCTGGCCCATAGGATCCAGTCGGAATCAGGAAGGATTTCGTGGTTCTCGTTTAGGGTGATCCCCATGCCTGCGGCGTGTTCACGAGCGTCAAACATGATCTCAATATTCAAAGAAGTCCTGCCCTTCTAAACTTTGGCTTGATGTAATGCTCTATCCAGTGAGTGACGGTATTGGGGGATTTGTAGCCATGAGCAATGGCTATCTTCTTGTAGCTCATTCCCCCCACTCTCATTAGCACCACATCCAGTTCTGCTTCAGTCAAGTCAGGAGGAAGTTCTGGCTTTGCGTGAAGCTCCTTTCCTATATCGTGGGTGTCTAAGTTGAGAGCTGTCTCCAGTATAACCCATCCCTCTTTTCGATGTCTCCAGCCGTGATATTTTCCATAGGCGTAGGCGACTCGGGACCAAAGGAAGGAATTTAGAAACGTAGTGATCGTTCCTTTTTTCGGATTGTAGTTACGAGACAAGAGATCGTAGGCACATAAATAAGCCTGATTAAACAACTCGTCTTTGTCCCATAAACTGAAGTACCCCTTCTTCTTCATTTTTATGGTCCAATTACGAAGGAAGCCCAGATGCTCATTAACATCTGGGTTCCTATTCTTTTCAGGTTTATCTGCCCCACCTGTCAAAACATTATTTCTCTTGCTTAGAGTTGGACATTAGCATTGGGAGCAAGGATAGAACAAGCAAAGGAAGCAACCCAAACTTACCTGCTTGCTTTGCAAACCTCTTAGCCCTTGGGCCTTCTTGTTCTGTGAAGAACTTCATCAAAGCACCTAGTTTTCCGCCTTTGCTTTTATGGTACCTCATCGCCATATCATCTGCGATATATTCTCTTTTATGTATTGGGGTACGTTTGAACCTTTCTACGCCTGCTTTTTTTAAGTGCTTTGCGTGAGCTGCTTCGTGAGCAGCAACATATCGCATATCGTTTTCATCAATAATGTCAGGATCAATATAAATGTCTCCCGTCCCACGATGAAAACCACCAAGAGGCTTAGGCTTTTTCCCAGTAAACTCTTGCCCTTCACGCCCCGGAAGTGTTTCAATACGCAAATTTGGAGTAGGGTGATCAGGACCAAGAACTTCTTGTATGATTTGAAGAAGTTCTTCTTTCCTTGCGTAAGGAGTTCTTATTGAGTAAGAGCCGTCTGATTTTCTAACAGGCAAAACTAATCCCTTATTTCTTCTTCTTTGCCCTTAGCAACGGCACTACTTTTTTTTACTTTTCCAAGAGACACGACCTGGTCCTTTCTTGGCAGAAGTGCCTTTCTTTGTACATTGCGATTTGGTAGGACGACAAGCGGGGTAAGGGCGCTTGCTCCCACCTTTTGCAGACTTACGTCCACATGGCTTACCAGTCTTGCAATCAATCCAACCTTTGCCCTTGTTCTGAGCAAACCACTTTTTAAGACCAGTCTTTTTCTTAGCCATTAGCAACGACACTCCGTCCATTTTTTACCGCAGCGAGAGCAAATCATTTCAGAAGCAGGTATCACTTCTTCTTCTTACCTCCAGTGCCCCAATTCTTGGCACCTTTCTTACGGCACTTGACGAGGGCACCACTAGCGTAAGCAGAAGGCCACTTCTTGTAGCGGCTCTTGACCTTGTGGTAGCAAGCATCCTTCTTGCCGCCTGACTTCTTCTTAGCCATGTCAGCACTTCCATCTGCGGCGAGCTTTACGAAGCCGACTATTCGGATCCTTGGCTGCCTTGGGGAACTTCTTCATCTGTCCCGCTGATCGGGCACAGTATGACTTTTTGCGAGAACCACCTCCAGGCTGAGGGGCCTTGAGGTTAGAACCTGTCTTCTTGTTAATCATGCGGCGGCCCTTAGCAGTCAAACCTCCTGCTTTGGACTTACATTTGTTCTTGATGCCGCATCCCTTCATAGCACCTTTTTTTTTTGCCATGATTATTTCTTCTTCTTAATCTTCTTAAGAAATGCGGGCTTCTTTGCAGCCTTCTTCTTGCCCATGACCTTTTTCTTGCCCTTGCCCATTCCGTTTCGCATACCTGCCATTGTGTTGCCTTTCACGACGGTCAGTAACATACTCCAAGAACTCCGCCGTGCAGTTCTTGTAGTAACCTTGGCGCTCCAACTTTTCGCTGGCAGCGTTTACGGTTGAAAGCCTTTGAATAAATACCATGGAATAAGGCTCATCAATCAGATGATCCCAATCTTCCAATTCTTCTTCTGGCTGACCCGGAGGAACCGCATCGCCCTCATGGCAGAAAGCCATAAGCGTCAAATTATCATTTGACAGTTGATCGTTTTCGACTTCGCACCAATCATCAATATCTCCCCACTTGGGGTCCTCTACAACGACAATCAACAGTTCAATGTCGTCATTCCAGTTGATGCAGTTTTTAATGATTTCTTTCTTGCTACCAAAGTCAATCTTGACCTTGTTGTCGAGCCAAGCCTTACGGGCAAAAGGACAAGGAGGCAGACCGTTGTAGTGGTCTGAAGGTCGTTCCAGCACTTGCTTACTCCATTGCTTGAGTTCAGCAACTACCTTTAATCTCCATTTCGGAGACCCTACTTCTTTTTCTTCTTGCCGCCGGTTCTCCAATTCTTGGCTTCCTTCTTTTGGCATAATCAATCTTTTAAGTTCTTGACAATCGAATACATCTTGTCGCCGTGGTTGTCCACTTTATTCAATATGTAGTCAATGTCTTTTCTAAATTGACGAGAATCTGTAACTTGGAGATCTCTTAAACCTTCTACCTTTTTGTCCAACTCGCTGACCTTGTGGCTAATTTTCCATACAAAGCCGATCAATCCAAATACCGCTGACCCTATTGCCGTCATGGCAATATCAATGATATGACTTTCAAGCCCCTCCATATTTCCCCCGAATTTAATACCCTTTTGTTTACTGTGATCCCGCTATAAGAGGGATCCATTTCATGTGACTTGGCACACCCATTGCGTGCCTCCAACCGGAAAGAGATGCTACATTTTGCCCTGCTTGAGAAGTTCCTAACTGTTCAATGACCGCACCTTTAACAAAAGGATTTCCGCCTCTTAGTGCAGTCTTAAATCCTTCGTCTGCTGTAAACTTTCCAAGATCTGTTGGATCAAGTTTTTTTGCAAGAGTATTTGCTTGAGTTGCTCCAGGCACCCTAGAAGCAACATTACCCACTCTTTCTAGTCCGCTTCTAACTTGACTAATGACGGGAGCAGTTCTCAAAGCCTGTCCTGCCGCAGGAAGCATAGACATCATTGTAAATTGTGCAGCATCAGATATGCCCGGAATGCCTTGAAGGGCATCGTTTGCTCTATTTCCTACGGCTACTCTGTCCGCCATAGTCGGTATCGAAGAGCCATATCTTGCTCTATTATCAGATAATTGCTGTGCCCAATTACTGGCCGCTTGTTGTCCTTGTCCTCCAAAAACAAGAGCCTCAAGGTAATCGGGGTTAGCACCGATTTGAGGACCTGATCCGGGACGAGGATTTCTCATCTGCCAAATTGTATTTCTAAGGTCTTCTCTTGCAGTATTTGCAGCGGTAACTGCCTGCCTGTATTGTTCACGGGCTTCAGGATTTTGAAGACGGTTTGGATCTACATTAAGGATCGGGTTTGTAAGGGGGTGATTCCTTCCAAACTCCTTAATCATTTCCTGCTGGTGTTGCTGACGAGCAGCAACATCTGAAATTTCCTGATCCCTCTGAGAGGTATCGTATGTCCCTTGCCTACGGTTTTGACCGTAACTAGGGAGATTGTACATTCCGGGTCCGGGCATAGCAAAACCCCAAAGGGAGGGAGGGGGGACTAAGCCCCCCTCCCATTAACATCAGTCACCGTAGACCGTGTCGGTCGTGACACCAGTGAGCTTCATACCTGCGGGCTGATCGGGGATCAACTGCATACGAAGCATACCGGGCATCTGAACAGCTTCAGTCATCTGCTGACCGTTGCTCTTCAGATACGGGAACTTCACACTGCTGCCGCCGGTGAGAGCCGGGACCACGAACCGGAACGGAACGTGACTGGGAGCCTCACCCATCTTCTGAAGACCACTGTAATCCGGCGGTACATACCGCTTCCAGTTATTACCGGAAGTCTTCACACCGTAGACAGAGCCGTCTTCGACGTACTGCGAAGTGTTGCCCTTGTAGGTGCGACCTTCAAACGTGAACGCAAAGCCCTCAGCGGAACCCTGATTGTTCATGTTTGAAAGGTTGCCGGTACGGTCGATTTGGTACTGACCGATCTTCTGGGCTTCGTAAGAAAGCCAGACACCATCAGAAGCAACAAGGCTGTCAATGGTCTGACCGAGCTTTGCCTTAGCCGCGTGGAAACGACGGAGATACTGACGGAGCTTATGCTCAGTCAGAACGCCAACGCCACTCTTGAAGAACGACTTGAACTCGGGATGCTCATCAACATCAATAGCACTCGTACCGTGAGCTTCGTCACCAAGCAGATTACCAGTATTCTTGAGCCAAGAGTTAACACCAGCAATGCCGGTAAACGCCGCCGCAGAAGTGCTGTCTCGCGTTTCGCCACTGTTGGCGTAGTAGATGATGTGGTTCTCAGCGATGTCTGCCGACAAACCACCTGAAGGAATGACGATAACGACTTCGCCCTTCAGGTCGTCAACGCTTGCGACATAGGCGGGGTAATAAGTACCACTGCCGTTGTCGTTAAGACGAACACCACCGTTGTAGATGTCCACACGCTGACCGGTGAAGAAGCGATCATAGGCTCCTTCTTGAGTGTTGATGCGGATCGACTTAATGCTGCCTCCGGTGTCGGTTGGACCGCCGGAACCAGTAAGGGTCGTGTGTCCGGTGGCAATAGAGCCAACGGTACCCAGACGGTACGAGTCGTTCTGGCTCAGGTACCAGTAGTTGCACAGAGTGTGCGACAGGTTCTGAGCGAAACCCTGAAGGATCGGGGAGATCACAGAGTCCACGACAGCAGGAGTTGCATCCATCTGCATCTCACCAAGAGTGAGAGACAGGTTGGTGTACATAGCCCGCATAGCCACGGTCAGACGGAAGGTCTTTTGCTTAGGACCGTCCATCGGATCGGGGAAAAACTTAGTGGCAGAGTTTCTACGAAGACGAGAACCCATTTCGGTAGCGTCTGCGTCACCATAAAGGAAGAAATCGTCAACAGTATCACCCTGTTCGATCACGCCGGTCATGCCGGTGCGATAGAGCTTGTTGACTTCAAAGTCCTTAGAGAATTCACTGACACTTCCAACGCCCTGCGACGAGACAACAGTGTCTCGCCAAATTGGGTCCATAGTCGGGAGGATCGTGTCGATTTGCTTCGACAGAACCTCCTCAATACGGGTGCTTTCCTTATCGAAAAGCTGTCCCGTTGTTGCGCCATCATTAGCCATTTGAAATTACCTCACGCTTTAGTGTCGCCACCGGGATCGGAAAGCGACCGAAGGAGCTGATCTGAAGTCCAGTCACGCAACTGGGCTTCAACGTCACCGAAGGACTTACCCTTTGTGTCGGGCAGTTTTACAGGGTCCTTGCGGTACAGATTTTCAGTTTGCCCTTCTGTTTCCGAAACACGTCCAATCTTGGAGGTGTCACCGATTACCGTGAGCATGTCTTTGGCTACCTTTTGGGCAGCCTTAGAAACCTCTTCTCCAACCCATGAATCGTCAAACGAACCGGCGTGGTTTCGTCGTTGTCGGAGGTTTTCGAGGGCCTGAGTCCTGACTCTCTCCGAAAGACTTTCTTTGACGGTGCTGAGTTCTTCACCTTGTCGATTGGTTTCAAGCCAATCCATTAGGACTTTCCCATCATTATTGTTGGAAAGTGCAGTCGAAACTTCTTTTTCCATATTTTGTTGCAGCATTTGTGCCCGCAACTTCAAAACTTCATCATTCACTCTTTGAGAATTCGCCATGGCTTGCTGGGCCATAGGGTCATTCTGAGGCTGTTGTTGTTGTTCTTCTGTCATCGGAGGATTCTCGTCATAGATTTTCACCCATTCCTCTACCTGCTCTGGGGTGTAATTTGAAGCAAGAAGGATATTACGGGCATCTCTTTTCTTGACTTCCGTGTCTGTGTTTGGATCCATCAGCCTCATTGTGGCTTGTTGGAATTCCTCAAGATTCTGAGCATATTCACGAAGGGTGTCGAAGTTCTCAACCGTTTCTGCCAATTCGTGTTGCGAGTATTCTTCTCCCCCCACTTTGATCTTTTGGTCCAGATCGATGGTTTCTTGCGGCGTTTCTTGGGGGGCTTCATTTGTGGGTTCGACTTCGTTCGTTTCTTCAGACATTCATCATTCCTTGCATCATGCCGGGACCGGGCTTAGGTCCCGCTTGGGGTTGTTGTTCCGCAAATAGTGCTGCGGAGTCGGGGTTTGGAACCATCTCAGGAAGAGATTGGCCCATGAATTGGATGAGTGATTCTCGATAAATTTTGAATTGGTCAACTACTTCAGGATCCGCCTGATTCATCATGGGTCCAGACATAAAGGATGAAAGGACTCGGAGTTGAAGTTCTGGTCGTGAAGTGTGGGGAGTAATGACTACTTGTCCGGGATCTGTTCCATCGCCAAAGAGGGTAAGGATATTTTGAACAACCAATTCGTATGCGGCTTGATCTTCGTCAATCCACATAGCAAAGTCAAGTCCTTCCTTCAAAGCAAAGAGCTTAAATCCATCTGGATCCATCAATCCAGACTGTAGCATCTGGATGGCTTCCTGCTTACGAACCACCTCAGAACGAGGATGGACCTGACGAACAGTATAAGTAAGATGGGAACTATTGGGGATTGGATTGTTCTGGAATGAAATCTCGCTTGAATTGAAGTCAATAACTGCCCCTGCCAAATTCAAGTCAAATGCCTTGACGGGGATAGGCCGAGGATTCAATACAAGTTCTCTTGTGGCATTAGACACCATACTCCTGTACATCTTGCCAAAGGCTTGGACAACCCCCATTGTTGGGTTTGTCATGGCCCGGTTGATCTGTTCATCTAGGAATTGGAGGCCAGTTGCCGAGTCGATTCGACCCTTCTCTTGAATAAGGTCTTGGACCGGATTGATTCCCTGCATCAACTGCTTGGCATAAGCCGCAGTCTTTCCGGGAATATCTCCCGCATTGTGGGGGGCAATCGTAAAGGGACTGAACTTTTCGTTGAGGGGGTCTGGCTGGTACGAAATCATTCGCAAGCCATTACCAACCTCCCGCAGGACTGATCGTTCATTAAACGATCCTTGCGGCATAACGACAACCCCGTACCTATCCATATCTCTCACATTATTGAAGAGAGACTTCAACATTTTCTCCATCTCACGATTGATGGAAAACAGCATGTCAAAGAGTCCGACCCCATGGAAAGATCCGTTTTCAATGAAACGAGAGAATCCAATCGGACAATATGTTTGAGTCTGAGAGAGATCTTGATCTTCAATAAGGTAGTCACCAGAACAAATGATATAACGATCACATGTTCCTCGGGGGCCATCAATCCAAAGCTCCCGAATCCTCACTACCTTCATCGCATCTGCACCACCGCCTTTATACCCCTTATCGTTAAATGGGTTTTTGACTTGGCTTTCCAATGACTCGTTGTTGTCAACGTCTTCAAGTGGATCCCCAATCTCAATCTCATAAAACTCCATCTCGTCCAAGTGACGCTTGATCTTGTCTCCGTATTTCTCGATCAGAGTTTCAAGCGGGACAACACGCTGGCGAATAAGCCCGGCTTGTTTGGTGTAGTCCGTGTTGAGGGAGGGGAAAGGAAGGATTTCTTTGGGATGGATAACCTCAAGGTCTGCGGTGAGTCCGATTGTGGGGTGATCTACAATATGCCCCTGAATACCACATGACCCCAAAGACGTAAACAGGTGGGCAAACTTGGTGGAGACTTCTGCAATTTGATCATCCGCCACCAAAGAATCCGCCAGAAGTTGGGCCGTAGCCCGCTGGCGGATCATTGGGAGGCTGGTTCCAGTCCTTAAAACCTTGGGACGAAGGTCCATAGAGGAGAGCCGGGCAGATGCACGGTCGATAGCCGACAGCATTTCCTGACTCTGAAACTCCATGTTGCCATCTTCATCAAGATAGTGGGGAGACAAGTTGCCGGTATTGGGATCAAACACGTCAAAACGACGCATCCCATTGAGATAGTAATACGTCAAGAGCCAAGTGATTCGCCGGTAGGAAAGACGTTGTATTTCCTTTTCGGCGTGGTCACGAATGACCTGACAGATTTCAACCTTCTTCTTGGGAAGTTTGAACTTCTGGTGTGACATGTCGAGGGTCCTTCGCGGCTACGCCGCCGGGTTTCCAATTAGATGGTACATCTAAACCATTGAAATAAACCCCCTCTAAATTCAGATTCTCCTTACGAGAAGGGGGTTCGGGTACAGGTAAATCCGAATTTGCTCTATTCCCATAGTACGCTCGGGCCATGGCTTCATAAAGGAAGTAGGGAATTGTTACGGATTGAGTGTTGGGTTCAGACTCTTGAGGGTTTATCAGGTTCGTTTCCACGTTCTTCTCCAATAGCATCCAAGAGGGAGGGGTCCAGCTTTTGAAGCCTGTATGCCCAAGGGATCCCGGCTTCATCCGTAAAATCCCCCTCTATAATATGTTCTTCGGGGGTCCTATCGTCTTCCACATCGTAGGTTGGGCGTGAAATACGCCCCTTCAGGATGTTGCCCGACATGGAGACAGTGTCGATATGGTCGTCCTTGGCTAGTCCACCGTCTGCTACTTCAGGGTTGAACTGCTCAATCTGGTCAAACAACATCGACCAATGGCGATCCATCCTTCGTTCCAAAGGCAGCTTGATGAGTCCGTTCTCAAACCGGAACTGGAGAGCGGCAATACGGGTAGTCTTTGCCACCATGCCTACCTTGAGAGGCACAATCTTGGGCATATGGGCCACGTCGAACATCTCAGTAGCCCTCTGCTTTACGAGGCTGTCCAAGTTTTGGTACAGGGCAATGCTCTGACGAACCACTTCGGGGTGGATGGAAGGAACTTTCCACTTGTCGGCTATCTCAAAGATGTGTTTGATGAGGGTGTTTTCATCACACTGTCCCCCCCACGTATCAATCACGAAGAGTTCGTTGTCGGGGGTGGCCGCCATAACGGTGCAAACCTTGAAGTCGGAATCCCCCGTGGAGGTCCATGACGTATCAACCGTCATAAAAAGCCACGACTCCTTTAAGAAGTCAGACATCGGCATCTTCTTGGTGTTACCGTCCAGACCTTTCCAGTTCATTAGGGTGGAAGAGTCTCTTGGATTCAGACCGTAACTGGCATCAACAGAGGTCAACCACCAAGAATGAGACTCGTCCAGTTCAGGAAAGAACGCATCTTCGCTGGCACCGGGATCTGCCATGTACTCCGATGCGAAGTTGGCGGATCCAATTTGTTCACGGATCTCCTCAAGGCTGATACGTTCCTTGAGGCGAGGATCGTTTTCTTTTTGTTCTCTATCTACCGGCCACATCTCAGGCCAACAGGAAATCAACTTGTCGCTGGTATCCTTATATGCAGCCTTGATGATCATTCGTGACCAGTGATCAAATCGAGAATCCCTTGAACGAGTTCCCTTTTCTGTCTCCTGCGTTTCCATCGCATACCACGCATAGTGGCGGCGACTCACAAAGGTAGCCAACCATCTAAGGCTGGTGCCGGGTCGAGTAATCATCGGCATGACAACCTTGAACAGCAAGGTGTCCATGTAGGATCGAAGCACTGACATCGAAGTGCTGGCACGGGGATCGTATTCAGGGTCATCAAGAACATAGCATCGAGGGCGACCACCACGCTGACGTGACTCTGACGAGATCGCCCGGAACCAAGATCCATTCTTCAAGTACATCAACTCGATACCAAACGATGCTTCACCTCGACGAGGCACAATCCGGTTATCGTCAAACTCAGGAGACCAGTCATCAAAGATACGCGAGTTCTGTTGGAACTGGGTCTTAATAATCTGGCCGGTCTGCTTGGCGTTATCGTTAGTGGAAGTTGCGTAAATAAAGGAGTAGCCGGGCCTTGTCAGCATTTGGAGAAGGATCGACTTGCGGATGCAGTTGGACTTGGCGAATCCTCGGGGTGCAATGGCAATGGATGCTCTGTTGGTTGCCCATTCCTTGTAGATGCCAAGGTGTCCGTCTGGTAGAGGGACAGGATCCTCGTCATAGAACATGGGGTTGAAATCGTCTTCTTCGTCAGGACACAAATACCAATGATCAAAAAACAACATTGACCCAATAAATCGGTCAGTCTTGTCTTGTGGAGTTGTTACAGGTACGAGCCATTGTCTGCACGCATTTACGCGAGCTTCACGCTGGCCGTCATTCGACAACTCCATATAATCAGGGGGAAGGGGGAAAAGTTCATTCCCCTCACTTCTCGTCGGTATTCGACGTATTCGCATCCAATTCCCCCTTGGCGAGTAGTTCGACAGTCGCAATACGGGAAAGAGTTGCGACGTAGGAGATGGGGTTGTTCTTCACCATGGAATGCGAATAAGTGTGCTTCCAGTTGCGGAAGAAGTTCTTGGTGGGTTCATCCTTTTGGATGTAGTAAGAATAGATGAGAGAACCAAATCGTTCCCGAGATCCCACCAAACCATCAATGTCCATTATCGCCAAGTCGAATAGTACCTGACCCGCCGATCTCGCCAGTCCCATCGGACCCATTTTCTTCATTGAGGTCAGTGTCTCTTCCTGCTGGGGGGAGATACTGAGCAGCGAAGTCGGGGTTTTCGGGGAGGTTTGATCGGTGGGTCGTGGCTTTGAGGTTCGAGAGTAGCTTTTGGTTGCGGGTGATTCTGACACTCTGGTTTCCTTGTTCATTTGTCTGTGTAAACTCCTGGGTTGTAATCAACCCATTGGCCTTTGCAACTTCATTAAGGACTCGACGGAGTTGGTTGTGGGCACGCAATGCAATCTTAGCATCTGGATCACGCATGTGCTGAATGAGAGTAGAAACTTCCTCCTCAATACTGAAGGAGTTGAGTTCCAGTGCTTTTGCTGCTGCATCGGCATCAAAGAATGAAAGGACCTTACCTGCGTCCCCTTGGTGTTCCCACTCAGGCTGCTTCATTTTGTGATCCTGCAAACATCATACCTCCGCCCGTAAGCAAAGCAAGAGCGATAAGGGCCATCGGTCCTCCCCTGCGAAGAGCCTTCTGAATAAAGCTACGAACTTCTGGGCGATTCAAAACTTTCCGAGGCTCAGTCTTAAGCATGTGCCTTGCACGTCGAACTTCTTTTTCCGGACCTGTACGCCTAAGAGGGTGTTCTATTGGAAGTGGGGACGGAGGGGTTTTGGCAAGTTCCGCAGCCTTATTGATTTCCCTCATGCTTGCTTTTCGAGTCTTAGGCTCGTCCTGCATCGTAACAACTTCAACCTTGTCTACATCTGCAATGGCTTTAGCCTTTTGTTTCTTGTGGAAGGCTTTGGATTGAGCCAGTCTTGCGGGATCCATAACAGAAACGAAGAAAAGATCCTTGTACTTCTTCATGCCTGCTGGAGTAAGGCTTCCGTCTGTTCGGAAATATGTTCTATTCCCCTTAAGGTCATTTACTGCGGGGTGATGAAGGAATGTCCTCATAGTCCCATCTGTGTGAGGCGCTTCGTGGAAAGTTTTAATGACCTTGTTTGTCATTGCTCTGCGAACAGGCCGTCCCGGAATCTTCTTATCCACCCCCGCTTTTTTCTTGGCTTTCGTTTTTTCGTCAAGAGTAGCAAAACCCAAATTCTTTTTAAGTGGGTCTTTACCCCCCAACAAAGTGGAGTTCTTGATTTCAAAACCAAATTGGGGTCCAGTAGCAGGTCGGCCTTTAGGGTTAGGAGAAAGAAGTTTTGACCTAATATGGTTCTTGACCGCTTCTACTTTGTCTTTATCCGCCTTACCCCATGGGAGAGCCTTAATAAATTGCTCAACACTTCCCTGTGTCCAACTTGAAGGCTCAAGACTAAACTTTCCCTTGCCTACATTGACGAGTCGGTTGCGGGTAATTCGCCACTTGCCTGCTTTAGTGGGGCTAAACTGAAATTCTTGGCCGTGGCTCTTAATCACAAAAGCGTTGTTGGCCCTTAACTTTTGAGCAAGTTCTCTATCAGTAAGACCCCTACCTAAAGCGGCTTCTCTTGCGGCTTTAGATTCTGGCCTACGGACATCAAACATAAGGTCGTCTGGGGTTTGTACGCTACCTTCGGTAGGGCTTGGACCTCCTAGACCTTTTGCATCCCTCTTCCTTTGTTCTTTGTACTGCTCTGAAATCTCATCTGCCATAGCCCTTGCAACTGCTGGGCTACGACGAGTCTTCATAAGATCATCAACATGATCTTGCGTCATTTTTGCAACGTCGTCTTCTCGGAGATTAAACTCCTGCATGGCACGACGAATTTCAGCCTCTCTTGAATCAAACCCAGAATCAACGTCAAGAAGCCCTGCTTGGGTTTTAGTCCCCCCCTTACGCTTTACGCTTTCAGAAAAAGCCTTGGTGAGTTCTGTTTGTTGTCGATTGGCAATTTCTTGCTGTCGAAGAAAACGTCTTACTTGAGTTTGAACGTCACGGGGTTGACCCTTAAGCCAATGCTCAATGGCTTCTTCAACTTCAATGCCTGACGCAAAACCCGTGACTTGGCCTTTAGGGCTTGTTTTCGCCAAGACAGCCTTAAGTCTTTCCAAAGGATCAAGCTCGGGCATCCCCAGACCAAGACGCTCCATGTCCCCTCCGAAAAGACCGGAAGTAGAAGCTCTTTTAATGGGGCCTATCTGCAATTTTCGACGGGGACTTTTTGCCATTGCAACCTCCTACTTATCGAGTGTGGATTGGTGGGTGAAGCCTTCGATAAACTTCTGGTGCAGTCATTCCCGGAGGAATTTCATTCGTGGGAGGGGCGTATGTAGGTACCGGAGGAGCAGGCGGATGAGTCATCGGACGAGCAAAACCTCTTTGAGGAGTTCCGGTTCGGGGATCGTAAACATTGTCCCGCCAATGCCGGTACATGACATTTGGACCTGTGTGCGCCGCCTCGTCGTGAATTTCCTTAAGGTTCTTTGCTCTTAGTTTCAGTATGTCACTTTGGAGCTTGAGGTTGTGCATGGGGTTGTTTTGGGCCATCCAATCAGCCGCCATCTGCGGATATCCCTGCCCATGTGTTTGTTGTCCTGCAAGTCTTCCGGCAAACTGTTCTGCTTCAGCAAGTCCTTGTTGAGCCATTCCTCCAATGGTATTGCTCATACCATAAAAGTCCGCCATGGGGTTGAACGGAGGAGGAGCAAATGACGCATCAAGAGGGGGTTGATGGACATTTGGATTCATATACCCATACATTGGTTCAGGGGTGGTGTCATACTCTGTGCCCACGGGAGGAGAGTCCGTGTCGTCAAAGACAGTTGAATCTTCAAATGATGGGTAAGGGTAAAGAGTAAAAGGCGGTGCTTCTTCTGGGGGTCCATGAAGTTGTTCAAGAGGGTTTGCCTCCATGCCGGGAGGAATTTCGTTTGTCGGAGGAGCGTAGTAAGGAGGATGATCCATTACTGGAGGAGGAGAGTAATGAGGCGGATGAGTCATCTCAGGTCCGGTTTCCTCGGGAGAGTGTTCGGGGAGTGTTCCTCGAATTACCCGACCTTCCTCTGTCATCTGAGCATCTCTTGCTTTTGCTCTCTCCATCATTGCCGTAACTTCTTCATGGCTCAGATCGTCCAGAGATTCATCGGAATCTCTTTGGCTTCGCCTCCAATTCCTCTCAACCATTTTGTCGAGATTGTCCATGAAAATTTGTTCACGGACTCGTTCATCCCGATCTTTCATAAACTGGCTTCTGCCATGATGTTCTGAAACATTCATGGCACGACGACGATCATCAATTCTTTTTGTTTTGACCGGATCTCGTGGAAGATTGATCATTTGGTTGGCGCGTCGAGTCGCTTCGAGTACACTCTCATATCGACGGGTGTTGGCGTTTTGTTGCCCCATCATCCGCATAAAGGCGGCATAATCCGCCAAGGGATTTCTGGTATTGGGGCTGGTACCTTCAGGGGTAATCGCTTCCTGCTTTGGAGGTCCTGCGGCGTTTTCTTCTTCCGTCTTCCGTTCATTTTCTTCTTGGCGTTTCTTTGCCATTGAAAGGATTCCCTGTTTGGTATTTACCCTGTTTACTTTGGAGATTTAAGGTATGACTAACCGGACACAAACACCCACCTTGGTGTCCCCCGAACCTATGCAGGTTGCACGATACCTGCTGAACACAAGGTTTTCCACTCCTAATAATCGAAACGGATTATGGTATTGGAGAGGAAATTTTTACGAGTGGTATGGAGAAAAGTGGCAAACCCGCGATATTGAGTGGGTTGAAAGTGCTTTGTGGGTTGCTTTGGAGAACGTATCGTTCCAGCAAGCGACCCAGAACGGCCAGAGGTCTGTCAGGTATGGTCCCACCATCGAGAAGGTGAGAGGGGTCCTGAGAGCCTTACAGGCTTTGCAGACATTGCCCCATGAAAAGAGTCCCGTGTGGCTGACGGCTCCCCAGACCAAGGAATGCCGAAGCCTTATTTCATTCCAAGATCTGGTGATGGATGCCAATACGGGAATGAAGTACAAGCGAGATGAAACCTTCTTCGATCCTCATGTTCTTCCCGTGAGCTTTGACCCTTCAGCGACATGCCCAATCTGGCATCGTTGTTTGAAGGAGTGGAGCGGGGGAGATTCTGATTGGGTCAAACTACTCCAGCGAATGTTTGGGTATTGCCTATTGCCTCATCGGGACTACGCAAAGTGGTTTTTGATGTACGGTAAGATTCGTGGCGGCAAGGGCACTATCATGTCCGTGTTGAAGGCTCTCCTTGGTGAGGGCTATATGGGTACTTGTCTGGAGGATATCGCTGGTCAGTTCGGGCTTTGGGGCATTGAGCAGGCAAAGGTGATGGCAATTAATGAAGTATCGGAAATTTCAAATCGTGAGGGAGAAGCCGCATGTCGAGTCATCAAGTCGATTGTGGGGAAAGACCCCATCTCCATCAACCGGAAGTTCGAGCAGCCACTTAGGAACGTGGTCGTGGAAGCCGTCCCAGTCATGCAGTCCAATGAAATCCCCCGGCTTCCCAACAAGGGGCTTGGGCTGTCAGGGAAGATGGTACTTCTACCCTTTACGGTGAGCTTTGTGGGTCGAGAGAACTATCGACTTGCAGAGCAGTTGTTGGAAGAGTTGCCCGGTATTGCGTATTGGGCTTGGCAGGGGGCCAAGACTCTTGAAGAAGAGAAGGACCCAAAGAAGAAGTTCCCGATGCCAGAAAACTCCAACGTCTTGATCGAGGAATACCACACCGTCAACAACCCGATTGACGAGTTTCTGGCTTCTCGGTTTGAAGTTAAGGACGCTGGATTCGTCAGTTCCGAGGTCTTGTTCTATCATTGGAAAGAATGGAGCAAGGGCCTCCGTGTCCCCCCACTTAGCCAGAACCAGTTGGTCTACAAGTTGGTGCAAGAAACGACTTGGGACCTGCGGAGGACCCGGATTGGCGGGGGAGGCAAACGCGGGTTGCGGGGTTTGAGCCTTAAGGGCTAGGTGCGTACCAGACGTACCAGGGGTGTACCATGCCAGTGGGTGGGTGTGGTACACCCCTAACCTCTTTACACACAACACCTTACACCACTTTGTACCATATGTACCATACTTAGAGAGATCTAGTGGGGTATAAAGGGTAGGTAGTAATTGCGTGCGGTATGGCACATGTGGTACGTGCGGTACAAAACGCCGGTATAGGGGGCAAG